CCACGATTGGCCATCGCCTTTTTCGACTTTTTAACCATTACAAATTTCCCCGATCTACAAACCTACAAAGCCCTATAGGCTTTTTGTAGGTTTTGTAGGTATGAGCCAAATCTACAAATCTACCTACAAAAATTACAAAAACTACAAAAAGCGCCGTTTTATCGTTGAAAAACAGTGACATCATTTTTGTAGGTAATTTGTAGGTCATGTAACGCGCCCTTCCTTCGCAGAAATCCATATTTGGCCCTCATTTTGTACCATATAGCCGCTTCCCAAGAGGGCTTTGATGGCTCCATTATACGCGCTTGACGGGTTGGTTGACGTTAGTTTGCCCAGCGCAAACTTGCGCAATTCCACCTCTTCAATGCACCAGAATTTGCCGCTTTCGGGCCAGCCTGGCCCAGTTGGATTTGAGCCACCGATGCCCTCGCCGCGTAATTGTTTGAAGGCTGAGGTCACGATTTTCTGGTTTGCCCCAGAGGGTCGCTTCTGCTGCATGTCTGCCACATCGTCGGGATCGGCCTGGTCGATGGTACAGGTTGTGACTGCATCGCCGTCCTCATCTTTGCCCAGCTCATGTACCTTCAGTGTGAACACGAATGGGTCTTGTGGCTCCAGGTCACGCTGTTTGGTTGCGGTGGCTGTGCGCATCTTGCCTTCTACCTCAAGTTCAATCTCGGAATCGCATCCGGCCCGTAAACTCGAATGGCCCCGAGCACCACGCGCTGTATCCTTTCCGGAGTGATGAACGATCATGATGTGTGCGCCTGTTACGTCACGCAGCGCATCCACATTGCCGATAAACGATGTCATATCTGTTGGCCCGTTTTCGTCTCCGCCAGCCATTGCGCGGGATAGAGTGTCGATCACGATCATTGCCAATGGCTCGCCCGTATCAACCTCAATCTGCTTGCATAGCTCAATTAGGCCAGCCAGGTCGGCCTCTGGGCGAAGCAGATCAACGGGCGATGGTCTGACAGCCAGCGGAGCGTCGAAGATGCCGTACTGTTTGCGCAGAGCCACACAGCGCGATTGGAAGGCATTGCCGCCCTCGGTGGCTAGATATAGCACTGGTCCGCCCTTAACCTTGCTGCCCTGCCAGTCCACGCTGGCTGAGACGCAAAGCGCCATGTCAAGACAGAAGAACGACTTTCCGACGTTTGATGGCCCATAGACCACCGACATCTGCCCCCGGCCCAGCCAGCCTTTGATAAGGTAGGATGATGTCAGCACGGGTTCAGCGTCTTTCAGCCAGAATATAGGCTTCTGTTCGGCGTTGGGTATGATAATTGTAGCTTTGGGTTTCTCTGGCTGCGGCTCTGGATCTGGAATGGTATCAAAGTCAGCGTATGGGTCCGATGCCGCCTTAACGATCTCCTCGCGCTGCTTTGCTGGCGTTGGCCGTATTTCCTTGCCGTATTCTCGCACCGCGTCTGACATTCTGCCGCCATGCTCGAAGTGCGCCCAGATGTCGAAGGCGTCACCGTAGCAGAACTCGCCGGAGGCCCGGCCAATGCCGGATGCTCTGTCAGAGCCAGAGAGGCTGACCCAATGCGTTCCAAAGTCCTTCGTGGCAAAAGACCCGCTGGATTGCATTGGACTGCGGTAGCTGTCTGAGCGACCTTTGCGCTCGTATCCGTATTTAAGCAACATGTCTGCGATGGTGTGGCGCTGGTTGAATACGTCAATTGGGTCATCATCGTCGTATTTGCTGCGCTGTTGTTCACGCTCCTGTGCGCGAAGTGACCGCTCTGCTGCTGCTCGTTCTGCTGCGATGGCTTCATTTTTCCGGCGGAACTCTAGGTTTGCCCAGATTGTGCTTTCTTCTGGGATAAGCATCCCGCCGCCGCGATGGCGAACACCGTGGTAAAAGCTCGGCTCATCAAACTCATTTCTCCGCGCGGGAGGTACGTTTGGCAGGTAGATCGGCTGGCCAGTGCGGGAGAGTGCAGCATCGCAGGTGATGCCCTCCTGCTGCATCAGGTCAAACAGAGCGAGCTGTGCGTCGGCGTAATCTTCCCCTTCTATCGGCAGGGCCAGGGGAATTAGCACGCGCCACTTGCGGTTGTCTTCGCTGGCCCCGGATGAGGAATAGATTAGTGCAGAGGCGTCACCTGTCACAGTGGCAACGGCTGTGCGCAGTTCTGTCAGAGATGGATCACCTTCGTCAACATCTAGGGCCAGCAGCCAATATTCTCCATGCTCGCGCTGAGTTGCGTGGTTGCGACCATCGTAGTCACGATAGGTTGATGGAATAATGAATGAGGCGTCGGCTTTTTCCTTTGCCTGCGGCTCGTTCACCATATCGGCTATTTCAGCCAGGGTGATACCGTCATATTCTAGGTATTTGTCGCCGATTTTTGTATCGTGCGCACCATGTGCTAATAGGAGCTGCTTCTTGCCAACTTGGCTGGTTTTTGTTAGTCTGTTCATGTTCGGACCCTTTCACCAATTACGGTCTGTTTTCTCCCATGGAACCCCGGCAGCGTCCCAACTGCCGGGGTTTTCTTTTGCCTAAAAGGGTATTTCGTCCTCTAGCTCGGTTTGCGCCGGTGCTGGCTGAGTTGCTGGCGCAGTGGCAGGTCCAAAGTCATCCAGCGATGCGTCCACGCCGCCAGACATTGTGGTTGCGACTTCATCGAAGTCATCCAGGCCACCGCCACCGTACACTGCATGTGAGACCTGCACAGTGTCAATGAGTAAGCTGATGCCACCGTTGCCGTCTGGGTCTGTCACAGGATACGCGGTAACCTTGATGCTGCCCTTTGAGCCGCTCCAGATTGCGGTGTCAGCCAGCGGGTTTTTTGCGCCATCAATCACGCGAGGCTTTTCGTTGAGAGTACCTTGGCTGTTTGTGCCATTACGCTTTGCGCGGAACTCATAGTTGCCGCTGTCTAGCTTTTTCATGCCGAAGACTTTGGTGAAGGCTTCCTTGCGACCGCAGCTTTCATAGTGCGCCTTCAGGTCAGCGTGCAGCGCCTTTGCAGCATCGGCGCCCATCTCCCAGGATATTGAGTAAGCCGCGCCGGAAGCGCCTGGTGCGCACTCCTCTGACTTTTTCTGAGAGGTGTTGAAGCGATATGTTGTATTTAGGCGAGGGTATTTATATTCCACGTCACGGATCATTACTGGTTTGAAGTCTGTGTTAGCCATTTGTTTTCTCCTAGCTATTGAAAGTTGGCTTGTAGCCATCGTGGCAGATCAATCACGTTTGTGATGTCTGACCAACCAGTGTCCCATTTTTGAGTTTGGTTGGCTTTTGCAATCTTGTCTAAGGTCAGGTGCATTTGCTGCGTCCCCCATTCAAGATATTCGGGTGATAGAATGTTCGTCGATACAGCAAACGGAGCTGTCTTTTCAACATTCACGAAGACGAATTGTTTGGCTTCATAGCCTGCCAGCGATAAAACATGCAAATAGAACGCAGCCTGGATGGCGTAGTTGTATGTTTGCATGTCCTTTGCCACGCCGCGAGGGCTGGCATCCTGACAGGTCTTGAGGTCATAGATGACGCCTTTTGCGTCCCAGTAGCTGTCTGGACGAGCTTTAAGATGCAAACCGCTGTCTGGGTCTTCAGTGAAAAAGCTCGCCTCATTGACTGTTGTGCGCCCAGCCATGCGCTGACCTGCTGGATGGAACAGCACACTGTCTGCCATCTCACGGGCCAGATCATAGTCGCCGCAAGTCAACAGGGTTTTACCTTCTGCCTGCGCCTGTTCGTGCAGTTCTGACCATGCTTTGCCTCGGCGGGTTTCTGGTCCTCGTATGACATCGGCGCCGTCTTCAAGCACCATTGAGTGACAGCAAGTGCCAAGGTCGAAGGCCACGCTGGACTTGTAGACCTTGGCCCTCCAGTGAGCCAGAGACTTGCTGTGTACTAGCTTCACATCAGAAGAACTAATGTAGTCCTTTTTTGCGTGGTACTCGGCATTGGTTAGTTTGTTGGCTGGGATCATGATCGTGGTTCCTCAGTTATTTGAACAATGCACTTTATTACGTCATCAATATAGAAGACTTCTCTTGGAGACTCTGGAAGGAAGGGCTTCACCCCTTTCAATCTTTTCTTGTCAATAAAGTTTTGTATGTAAGGATTGGGAGGGACGCCTAAAAATTTTGCAACTTCTGATTTTGTAAAAAATACTTTCTTAGAGTCTTCTAATAAGCGCATAACTTGCCTATTCATACCCTGGAAGATTTCTCTAGGATTTTCGTCTAGTAACTTTTGATGTTTAGAATTGTGGTAAATGTTGCACTTAGGCTTCTCTGACTTTATTGCATTCGCCTCTGCCCTTAGCGCCTCTTCACGGGTGCCAAACCATTCAATTTTTATGGTGGCAACTTCGATGAACCAAGCACTATTTTTGTAGTGCTGAGAAAGCCTATTTTGCACGTTTAAGCTAATCCCGATATATAATAAGGAACCATCTTCCGCATATTGTCTGTAAAGCGCAGTCCTCATTGCATTGCCTCCCTAGCAATATAGCAGAAGGTCTCAAAGTCTACCTCTGCCGTAAAATCGTGATCGCAATCAGTCAACGCAGCCAGCGGGATCACACATCGCATTGGCTTGCGGTCGTATTTGTAGATTAGACATGGCATCTTGCCATCAATATCGGCAGCACCCACAGCTTGATCCCACCATGCAGGCGCACCGCCGATTGGGCCGCTGGCGTATCGCTTCAGCTCCAAGGTAAACGGGAATGCCGGGTCATCTGGGATCAGGTCAGCGTGACCAGCGGTTCGATATTGCTCTAGGTTTCTCTTAAAGTTAATACCCAGCTCATCGCGTAGCATTATGGCAACTTCACGCTCAAACGATGCGCCCTTATTGCGCCCGTTAACCATTAATCAACTCGCGGCTGCGTTACTTCAACGCCAGCATCAGCGGCCTTTGATACGGCGGAACTCCGCACAAATGCTGTAAATGACAACCCAGCTCGGCGTGCCGCCTCTGCGATGGCTTCCTTCTGGGCCTGGGTAAAACCTATCAGTTGATTGTGATCCATTGGACCCTCCTATGCTTACTCCCTACCATTAATATTAAATAAATATCATTGCAAGCGCAAAATATGTGTTGCCAATATTGTTTTGATATGTGATGAAGAGTTACAGAAGTTAAAACAAAGGAAGATACAATGCACACTAAATCAATCATCATAACCAATGTCCACTTCAACGGCTTTTGCTTTGCCTATGACATAGAAAGCGCAGAAGGCGTCTTTATCCCCGCTGGCGTTGTTGACGATCATGATGTGAAGGCTGGCGACAGCATCAATGCCGTCCTGATCCCCAACTATTCCGACAAGGCCAGCTCTACACCTTGGATGGCAATTAAGATCGAAAACGGCGTTAAGTTCCCGCAGCCAGAGACCACTGGCGAGGTCATCAAGTTGCCAGAGCCAGAGCCGGACCCAATGTCACCGCAAAAGCTAGACAAGGCTGTCTTTGCTTACATCAGTGAGACGAAATACTGCACTACCGCTGAAATTGCCGACTATCTTAACATTGACAGCAAAACAGCAGGCAACTCAGCCCAGCGAAATTTTACTGCCGGACGCATTGCGAAGGCCGCTGTCTATAACCGCGTCGGCTTGACCAAGCCCAATTTCATATTGTGGGCCATGAACGCCTCTGATTTCGTGGAGACTTGATATGAGCAAGCTAATTGATTGCCCTGAGTGCGATGGCGATGGCCAAGTTGAGCGCGAAGTTTGGGTGCGCCAGAGTGCAACCTGGCACGGCGACTTTGAGTCGGAAGTGAAGGATTGCGACAACTGCAATGGAAAAGGTCAGATCGAGCCGTTGGAGGAAGACGAATGAGACAGGAAGCTGAAACCTTGACCGATCAGGTCATCAGGTGCGCAGAGATGGATATGTCACAAGGCGAAATTGCCGAATTGCTGCGCGTAACACCGACCACCGTTGGCCGGATCACAAGTAAACTTAATATAACCCTGAAGCGAAAGAGGCGCGAATATGGACCTAATAATGCAATATATAAAACGGCTCGAAAGAGTGAACTCAATTCTGCTGTCGGAACCGAAGACAGCGATGAGGCCAGCGTTGCAGCAGAGGCTGCAAGAGCAAGGCGCTCTGCTCGAGAAGCTAAAATCCGCGATCAGCGATCTGCCGAAGCTCGACTGAAGGCTATGCTGGAGGGCGTCACAGACAAGCATGAGCGGTTTGAGATCACTTACGGTCATTGTTTGCTTGAGTTTGAGAAGTTGCAGCATAAGCTCGGCAAACGCGATCCACTGCCATCGCGTGAGGCCCGCAAGTCAACTATGCACCCGAGCGCGATTGAGCTGGCCGAGAAGCGCCGTCAGCACGGCATAGAACAGGGTGAGCGTCTTTTCCGCATGTTGCGCTATGACCAACGCATATCGGCCTCTGAGGGCGCTGGTATGCTCGGTGAAAGCATTGCTCGCACCTCAAGTTATCTCAACAACATGGCAGACGCTGGAAAGCTGTACCGTGTGCGCGATTTCATCAAGGTGCCTGGGTACACAAAGCCGCAATGGCGGTGGATCTTCAGCAAGCAACCGATCCAACCGTTGAATAATTGTTTTGAGGATGGTGGCGATGAGGACTAGGCAAAGGCAACTGGAGGTGGTCAGAGTGGCACTGGCAAAAGCGCATGTGGACAACTACAAAATGAACAAGGGTTGCGCTCGCTGCGGATTTAATGAGCATCCAGTTGCCCTTGAGTTTGACCACATTGACCCATCCAAAAAGAGCAAAACTGTGTCTCAGCTTGTTAAAAAGGGTGTGATGAAAAACATTATTGCTGAGATAGAAAAGTGTCAGGTTTTATGCTCGAATTGTCACCGAATACACACCTACGCAAACAAGCATCACATGAATACCTCGGAGAGTTTAGATGAATGACAAAGAGATAGAACGCAAAATCCACATCGCTGGCTTGGTCGGAGCTGTCTTCGGCTTTGCAAGCGGCGCTGGCATGATGATGCTGGTTGCGATAATATTTTGATATCGTGCGGGTGGCCGTTGATAGTGTAAAAAGTTTGGCGCTTTTTGGTAGCAACGTCATCCGAGGCTAAACAACCACCATTCCCGTGGTAAGTCGATTTTACTTGCGATGATAGCCACCCACTTAAACTTTGTAATCAAACCGGCGCCGACCCGCAAGATACTATTTAAAGCTGCTCAGAGTTTTTTGCATCGACTGGCTTTCGTTTAGGAATTCCGCCTCTGACACATACGTTGTTGCCTTGAGAACTTCGTCTCCGCGTCGAAAGACTACAGCATCCAGATCCACAGCGACAAAGGCGTAAACGTCTGATCGATGGCCGCTCTTTTTAGCTGTGTGGAACTTGTACCTTCGCCCTACTCCATGCGCCTTGCTGGCGCTCTTTACCTGCAACGTGAGAGTGCGTTCATACATTTGTATATACGCATCGTGGTCCCTGATCTGGCATAGGGTGCAGAGATAACCAGCAAGCGAAAGCCGAGCGAGTGCTATATGCTCGCCCGCCCTTCCAACTGCCGCGCTGGCCTTCTGATCTTGGACCCGCACTTAGCTAACCTAGCTAGACTAGATCATAAGTTCAAAATGTGGACCATCGATGAAGGGCCGTCTGCCCTGTGACCGACGCAAATCAATGTATTCGTTCATGGCCGCTTCCATTGTGCCTTTATATTGGCCAATGCTATCGATGTGCCATGCAGCGCCCCAGCGCACTTTGCAGCCAACAGCGTTGGCACCCTCAGACATTGCATCCGCCAGGTCATCATATAAATTCAGCTCCCATGACCCTCGCCCACCAACGTAGGCCATCAAATCAACGGCAAGGCCATCAAGGTGCTTGGATTTCATTGTCTGTGACGCGCCTTTGGCGACCAGCGCCTTCTGCATCTCAATCGTGCGAAGCCCTTGGATAACGCCGAAATCCGTTTTGGTCGCTGTGATTGCATGTTTAACCACTCCAACCAACCTTTCATCGACGCCCTCCATGCGATCCAAACTGCGCTGTGATAATTTGTAAGTCATTTCGTCAGTCCCTGTTTTTTCTCGTAACTTCTGAGTCCGCCCAGGCCGAGCATTCCCATCATTACGGTCATTAAGCTGCCCATGTCAAAAGTAGGCAGCTCCGGTATGGCGACACCAGCTACTGTGACGCCGAAAACTATGAATGGTTGCAGCACAAAGTGATATGCAAACGCAGTGCCGCAAACCCAGCCAATGAACGGACGCCAGCCGCCCTTGAATACAGATCCACTGGCCGCTTCAGCCTTGTTGACCTCAATCTGCGCCAGCATGGCTTGCTGCGCGTGCTTGTCGGCCATCGTAGTCAACTCATGCGCCAAGCGTGCGGCCTGATCTTTATCTTGGATGAATTTGTTGGCCAGCTCAGTGGCTGGCGCAATCAGCGCACTCAGAATGCTCATTTGTCCACCTCATACTCAACCTTTGAGCTTGAACCAGTGCTTGTCACGCTCGTCTTTGACTCTTTCCCCATCCAGATGGAGAAGGCCGCTGTGAAGGTTCCAGTGACCACCGAGATCAGACCAGCTTGAGAGACTGACAAATCTGGCTGACCCATCGCCCACTCTAAGCAGCGTATGTACATGACCGTCGTGACGAACATCATCAAGCGCGGCAGAACCTTCCAGTCATCTAATATTGTGTGGGCCATGTAGTTTCCTACCTTCCTGCAAAAGCAAAAGAACCTCATTGAACTCTCGACCAGATCGCGCAGCCAAGCCCTCAATGATTAGTTCAAGGTTTTGATCAAACAAGCGTATGATCTCTGCGTCCTTCATCTACCATTTTCCCTGCTGTTTGCCGATAAAATATAACACGGCCCCAAGGCCAGCAATTCCAGCCAGCACGATGATGCCGCCGACCACCCACATTACGATGGCCTCTTTGATCTCAGCCTGACGATACGCAGTCTTCTTGCGTTGCGCTCTGATCTTGCGGAGCGTGTCTTTGTATTCCTCCAAACCTTTCGGCCCGTGCTGGTACATGATGATTGTCTCGATTTCCTTCTTCATCGCCTGCAAGCGTTTTTGCGCAGAGAATGCGTCAATCGCAGCCTGTTCTGCGGAGCCAGTTAGAGACGCAAACACACCCGGATTCTTGGCCTTTTCAGCCGCGTAATTTACGTCAGAAACAGCACCAGCGAATTTGCTCAGAGCTGACGAAGCATCTCTGCCAGCGGCGATCAGCGACTTGGCATTGTTCACCGCCCCCGCGGCAATGGCTATAGCGGAAATTGGATCAATCATGCTTCTGCGAACCTCACTGGACAGATGTAGTGCGGCGGCAAGCTATACTTGCGATCATACCATTGGCCCTTGCCGATCTTTTTCTGGCCGCACTCGTAATAACAAGATTTGACCAAAACATTGCCTGCGCCCTGTATCCATGCGTGTCCGAAGCTCACAAAGACCAGCGCGCAAAGCATCATTTTCTCTCTATCAATCGGTCTATTTTGGCGTCTAGGCCGTCCAGCCGCGTCATGAGCCTATTCATCTGGTCGGAGCTGTCCGCCTTAGTGATGTATTCTTCGCGCGTGCGATTGATAAGTATCTGCAAGCGCGTGATTTCATTGGTCCATGACTTAACCCAGAAGCCAATTCCAGTTACGACGATTGATAGCAGTCCGCTCCACATGATCTCGGCTTCCATATTGCAACCTTCTTTGCGCTTTATTCAATATAATATGTATCACATTTCAGGTCTGTTTGCCACTTGAACGCAAGCAAAAGTTACTCAGGGTTAGCCGTCACAAATTCAAGCTAATCCTACACCTCTTCTGCTGGCGCTTCCAAAGATGCCGTAAGCATATTCACAAACGCATCTTTGCCGACCATCAACTGATCCATATTAAACTGCGCAGAGTTGATTTTCTGCTGCAAAGAGTTGATGTGATTAATCATCACCTTTTGCTGATCTGTCAGTTGGTCTTCAGTGTAGTCAACATCGTTGATCGTGATTACCTTTTTGTCTTCGGCCATCGTGATCTCCTTTTAAGTTAAGTTAGCCCCAGGGTGTCCCAGAAGCTTCGGTTGGGTTTGCCATTGCGTCAATATTAGCAGCAATAGCAGCTTCAGTGTCATCTTGCGATACACTATCCCACACCCAGCCTTGAGCCATTGCTTCAGTAACATCGGCATAAGCTACAAAGTCAGATGAGGATGGGTCAGGGGTTAGCCCGACAGTGCCATAAGATGACGCAGAGTTGTCACCGTCAACGCCAGTGCAGCGCCAGTGAATTACGTTAATCCCACCTGTTGCGATGTCATGTTCGCATGTGGGGATAGTCCAAGTGTATGTAATAGCCATTATGCTGCATCCTTAACTGGTTGTGGTGTTGCGTCTACAGTAGCCTGTGCTTCTGCACGTTCAGCTACATCAGAAGTAATCAATGGGTTCTCAATGGTTTCCTCTGTAGGTTCTGCCTCTGGGTCATCCTCTGAGTATACCAACCGTGTGACTGTAGCCTCTACAGGTTCAATGGCTGTGACTGTGATGACATCGTGCATCACGTCTACCATTTCACCTGCATCTTCATCCCACACCTGTTCGCCTGTAGCTTGGCTTTCGACTACCTCTGCACGACCATCAGCAACGATGTATTGTGCTAGTCGGGCCACTGCTACACGGTAGGCTGCAAGCTGTTGGTTGAACTTCTTGCTTTCAGCCGCAGTGCGCAAGTCCTCTGGGATGTCATCATAGGTTGCAACCGTATCATCCCATGCGTCTGCACCGTCAGTGTTGATACTGTCTAGGACTGCTTGGTAGTCCATATTTCCTGCACTAAGTGGAATAAAAGTGTCTCCAGTCTGAATAACCTTACCACCAAACTCATCAGTAATAATTTTATATGCCATGATTATAACTCCGCATTGGCTACCCAGCCATCTCTAAAAAAACCTCGACCAGTGGTTGTTGCTGTTGCTTGTGTTCGAAAACCCACGTTGTTTATACTTGTAGCCCTAGAACCAAAATTTACTTGCGAACCATTTGACAAAGTAATCGCTGGCTGATCTCGCATTGGTACAGCAAAATTTTGTTGAGCATAATAAACCTGACCACTTGTTACATTACCCGAAAAAGTAATCTGAGAAGCAAAGTAAGACAAATCAGCATTTGATCTTTGATAATACCGCTGGCACAACGCCAGTTCTTCCCCATAGGATCGGGCGTGTTCAAAAGGCGTGGCGACTTTGCCGTACTCAAGCTGTATGCCTGTTACATCTAATGTAAATGTCCCCAGTGTTTGATCTCTAAATTCAATCAATAGATGTGAACCAGCATTTACAGTCTTACCATTAATAGACGGACAGTGCATCGTAACTTCAAAACGCTTCCATGAAGTTTCAATATTAAATTCAGTGTTATCTACTACAACATCAGAACTACCCGAAGTCCCAAAGTCTTGGTAAGTAGTTAGTTTTATCTGTTTATCTACAGAACATTTTGCATAGAAACTAATAGTCACCGTTGTATTGTCGAACCTAGTAACGTCTTCAACACGTTGCCAGAAAAAAGAGAATGCCCCTGTTCTAGCTGTAGTTTGAGCCAAACGTACAAATTTCTGAATGTTAGGTACATGTGTTTGACCGTAGTCCATAGACTGTTGTGATACGGTAAGCGCACCACCTGTACCTGCCCTAGCCATAAATCTATCTAGTGTGTACACAGCGTTTGGGTTAGTAAAGCTCGTCCCACGCTGCGCCACCTGCATGGCACCATTAATGATCCAGTTCCTACGCCCTGCACCAATCAGGTTAAACTGTTCCTGTGGTGTCTCAGCACGAAGCATAGCCTCGCCAGCTACACCCGTAGGCTTGCGGAGGTCAGCCAACTCCTCCCGTACATTTATGGCTGGTTTTGATACTTTAACTGTCATGGATTAATCCTCTGCCACTAGGCCGTTGCTGGCACTGATTGCTGCACCGACTGCATCGGTTGTGTTGTCTACTCTGCGTAGCCCTTGGAACACTGAACGTCCTGCGCTTGTACCTACATGAAGCAACTCTGTGGTGTCATCGTATGCCAAAGCTGTTACCGCATCAGACGAGCCGTAGAGGGTTGCCTGTGCATTCTCTTGGAATAGCACCTTCTCGTCCTCGTAGATTTTAGCAATCTGTTCTGGGGATGGGGCTGTGGCTGAGATGCGCCAAAGGGCTAGGGAGCCTGTCCACCCAGACGTTGCTGTGGCGTTTGCGCCCAGCCTAAAGACAGCGGATGTATTATTCATATCTGTGCTATCAGATGCACTACCATCTTTTTGCCCATTGAAATACAAACTAACAATGCCGTTCTGTCTAATAACTGCAAAGTGAACCCAAGTATTATTATTGTATGCGGCTGTAGGAGTAACAACAATAGTAGGCGTTCCGCTTACGATTTTATACCATATAGCTTTACCCGTGCCATCCATATAAACAGTCATGCCGTTACCGCTTCTGGGGGAAGCACATCTCTCAAACATCGTTATGCCATTGCTACTTGTCTTAAACCAACCCATATAGCAGAAGTCACCCGTCCCGAAGTCTAGGTCAGAGTTATAAGGCTGCTCAAGGTAGTTGCTTGTAGAGAACCCAGAGTACCCCACCAAATCCGCACCAGTAGCCACAGGGTTTTTGGTCACAGTGCCGAACACTTGTAGACCGTTGCCGTTCACACTGCGGTCTTCTTCGGCTAGGCGTACTGATACGTTGTCGTATTTAGTAACGCCTGCTCCAGAGCTAATCATGCTTATTCTTGTAGTCGTTTCTGTAGCCACAAAAGTCTTAGAGTGTGGCCCTGTGCTTGTCCCAAGAGAGCCACTATAGTAAACCGATCCTATGTTTGAGGCAGAACCAATACCAAACCAAAAAGCACTCGTTGTTGATATTTTATCAAAAGACAAAACGTAAGTTTCATTAACTACAGTTGTAATGTCTTGATATGCCCTACTATCAGAACCAGCATTGGCGGTGTCATCAACAACAAGATAACCAGAAGCATCCCAGCTTACTACAGCATTGACCGCAGTCCACCCAGATACATCACTATCAAACGTACCATTCGTCACCAACTCACTGCCAGTAACGTCAGTATCATCCGTGTCGCTCAAGGTGGATAGTTTGATGTCGCCGTTCATCCAGCCTGTGTTGAAACTACTGTTGATGTACGAAACCAAAGCTGTGCGTGTTGCAAAACCATTCTGACCAGAGTGACCTGCAACCATGTTAAGCGCAGTCCATGAGGCATTACTTGAAGTGTCAGCCGTTAATCCAACTGCAAAGCTACGAGGTGTACCTAGCTTTGTAAGAATATTACCGCTAAACGCACTCAAAACTGAAGAAGATAGACGCTCGTAAGATGCACTGTAAGAATAAAAGTTCCGAAATGTAGGGAAACTATCCGATAAAGAACCTACATCTCCGTAGTATTGCGTGTCATCAGCGAAGGTTGTATCTTCGGCGTACAAGTCCGAGCCGTTAAACATAACGCTATAATAAACAGACGTAGAGGCACTATCAACAACAGTCCCATCATCCTTTATAACACTCACGCCACCGCCAGTCGCCACCGCAATAGTCGGCACAGGCAGACCTGTAGCAGCATCAAGAGGGGCGTTGGGCAGAACGGTCATGGCTACATCGTTGACGTTTGAGTTTGCTATAACGAGGTCGCTGGCACCAGAAACATTGTTATAGTAGTTAGCCCCACCTGTGTTTCTGTTGGCAATCTCTCCACCTAGGTAATAACCCCCGTATGCGGTAGAGGCAGTTAGCCACCGAGCAGTGTCTTTTAAGAAGTAAATCTCGTGGAAGCCCGAGCCAGCATCGTGGCACACAGCCAAAGTTCCTTGCAGCATGGTCATTCCGGTGATGGAACCGGATCGTAACATACTACCGCTGGTGCTGTTAAATACCATCCACATAGGCAAATCAGGATCATCACCATCGTAGATCGTAACCTGATTACTCTCAGCCACAATAACAGCAACCGCAGGGAACTCCTTACGGCTACCACGGGTGGCAGTGTTCAGTGTCTCATTGTACCAGCTAGTGCCTTGTGTGCGCTTACGCCATGCACCGCCATCGCTGTCCTTGCTGGTGTCGTACACGAATACATCTACGGCTGTGTCAGAGATGTCTTTGGCAATAGCTGTTAGGTCTGCTGAAGCCGTGGACACGCTATCAGTATTGACTGTGCCAGACAGGTAGAGGTCTTTGAAGCGTGCGCCTGAAAAGCCAAGGTCAACAGCATTATCTCGGCCTACGCCACCAACAGATGCAACAGGGAAAATAGCATCGATGCCATTGTTAAAACGAATAACGGTGTCGTCAGTGCCGATATCCAAGTCACCACCATACGTCCCAATACTCCCCACAGTGGTGCCGTTTTTGCGGAACTGAATAATGTCGCCGTCTGTTGACGTGCGATTCAAGATACTTACGCTGTTACCATTTGTGGCAGCATATATGCGACCGCCAGATACAACAAAACCTTGATCTGCTGACGTTCCTGCGTTGTTATTATACGGTGTTGTGTCAGTAGTCCCCACCAGCAAGTCACCCGCTGATGTGATGCGCATGGCTTCTGACGCTGCGGCGAAAGCATCATTATTAGTTTGAAATCTAAGACTTCCTGTCTCTAAGCGTATCTGATAGTTTTGGTCTGTTGTGTCTGTTTCCTTGAAGCGAAGTGTTGGAAATGCCGCTTCAATTCTGATGTTATCAGTAACATGCAGCTTATCATCAGGCGAACTTGTACCAATCCCAACATTACCGATGCTGTTGATGCGCATGGCTTCTGAGCCTCCAACATCAAACCGCATACTGCCAGTCCCAACGCCACCTTCATCCGCTTGAAGAATCATGGAAGCAGTGTTGTGCGCCACCCTAGAGTAAGATCCATCAGAGTCAGATAGCCGAATGGTCGGGACACTTGCATAAATGTCTAATTCTTCATCAGGACTGCTTTTCCCTATACCTACCCTGCCTGCCGATGTGATGCGCATGCGTTCTGTGGTGCCACCAGAAGTAAAGGCTAACGCAGCTGAACTACCTGTGTTCATGATGGTAGAGACACCATCCTCAATCTTAAATCGTAAGTTGCTGTTGGAACCGTTGGTTACGTTGAACAGAGTTGTGCCATTGCTTACGGTGCCGAGGTCTAACCTGTACGATGGCGAACTTGTACCAATGCCAACATTACCGCTGCTGTCGATGCGGAGGCGTTCAGTATCATTACTCCCAGAGAATGACGTAGTGTTAAACGTCATGTAATACGCAGAGCCAGTAGAGTTTTCAGAATACGCATTTACGGATGCTTTTACGCCAACACCAAGACCAGATGGATCATTAGAATAAAACTGCGTAGACCCTAGAAGTGAGTTAGTAGTCAATGACGAGGAATTATTCTCTAGGCGAACAATGGCGTTACCACCACCACTCAAGTTAAGCGTAGCACTAGGCGAACTCGTACCAATCCCAACATTACCGCTGTCATCAAACGTAACAGATGCAGTTGTGCTACCACTATTATAAAAACCAAGTGAGCCATCGGACTCAACTCCAATTGCATAGGCCTCAACCCCACTGGCTTCCTCAATAGCTATAGCGTGATTGTTAGCATTGGTTTTTACCGCAAGAAGCCCATCAGCACCACCTTGAATGCTTCCTATCTCTAGCTTCTCATCAGCCGCTGACCAATTAAATTTTGCCGTGGTGCCTGTGTCCTCGTAGAAGGAGATGTCGCCGTTGGAGGCAAATAGGGCGGCTCTTGTTCCGCCATCTAAAGTGTCGCTGTCTACCTCAACAACAACACCCTTAGAAGCACCAGATTGAATTAATGCGTTTTGAGACGAAGAATATCCAAAAAATGCTCTATCGCTTTGGAAGCCTAAAGCGGCGGCGGCATTAAATGCACCATTGCCTATAGTTCCTAAATCACCAGTCCCATCCACAGTCAGCCCATCGCTGGTCAAAGTCCCAGTGATGTCTACACCTGTGCTGGTGGTGGTGAGTTTGGCTGCGTTATCATGGAAAAGTTTAGATGATGTGGTGTTAAATTGTGCTAACTGTGAGGTTTGACTTGCGTTGTATATATTTAACTGCGAGGCAAGCAGATTAAGCGGCCCTACACCCTGCTCTGAAACATAAGATGCTGAACTATCATGGTAAATCTGTAGGTCAGACCCAGCGCCGAAGATGGCTTTGTCGTTGTCGCCGAAGGTAAAGTCGGCAGATGTAGAACCGCCGTCCATTGTGACTGTGCCAGTTACCTCAATATCATTGCCAATCGCGGAGTTACCCTCAATTTTGTCAATTACCTCGTTGAGCTTGTTGCGAGCGGATAAACCTGATTCACCGTTGCTGATTTGAGCCATTGATTATCTCCTATCGCAGTTCATGCCAGCGGGTGTAAGAGCCGACGACTTTATAATAATGATTATTAGGCACTATAGCAGATGCCGGAGCCGTTGTGGAGGCATTGCCGTTTGCAATGCTTAAATAAGTTACGCCATCAGAAGATACTTGCAAATAAGTTGTCCCCGTCCCTAGTTGTACGGCCACATTGACAGCCTTTCCAGAGGTGTTTTGATATGCCGTGTCTGCCGCCCTGGACCCGCTCATGTCCTGCCAAGTCTGCAAAACGCCAACACTGTCTGGAGCGAACTGGTCAATGGCCGCTTTTATTTTAGCAGGCGACACAAGGCTATCAATAACTCCAGTTCCCGTCGTCCAAACGCTTTCGTCCTGATCTCCGACCAAGCCAGTTTGCGTGCCACTTGTGTCAACAACATGAGTGTCGTCAAGGATGTGAATTTGACCATTTGTTTGGTCAAGATAGAAAAGGTTTATCCAGGCATCGTTGGTCGCATTGCGCATCTTTAAAATGCTGGTCGCTGGATCTGTGTCGTAGTCATACCAGAGCATGTTTGCGTATTTAGTCGCAGGCTCACTTTCACCGCTCGATAAAGACGCAAGAGCCTTTAACGCTAAGTTTAGGTCAATCCTAAAAGCTCCCGACGATTGGTTGATTATATCAAAGTCATGTTGTGACATTTTAATACTCCACTTTGGCGATTATGCCACCTGTCCACTCAAACAAACCAGTTGAAGGTTCGTTTATATTGCTCACACCCCTAAAAGTCGGGCCTGCATTGTATGCTTTCGATAGTACCTCAACTTTAAACTTAAAGTAACGACCTTTTATAATGTTTGATGTTACTCGCTGAAAACCGTTGCCCACATCAACATAAGGAATGATTTTGAAGTCAGCTTGTATTTCGTTGTTGATATCATCAACCAAACATCCGAGATTGTCCCAAACTCCAAAAACTTGATCTATCGTGAAGGTCTCCTTGTTATCAAGATTGATTCTGGCGAAATCATAATTGAATGTGACCCTAGCCTCCTGAACAGAACCCAAATCTATGTCATTTCCACCAGCAAGATCTGGATGACTTGCATATCCCCAGATAACAATCTTACCTTTATAATTCGCTGACGTTACATAGCTCCCCGATGGAAAAATGGGATCTTCAACAGTGTAGGATAATTGCTCAAAATCTACGCTATTGCTGGCCCAACGATTTGCTGTTGTTGAGCTGGAATATGGATTTGAGATTTCAGAGCCGTCAAGCGGAAGGCGTAAATAGTTCAGAGATGGAGTGCCTGCCTTGCTGATCGCTCGGACAACATAAGTTCCTTCTTTTGTGCCAGCAGTTATATTGTTTGCGGGACGCGCAACCTTATCAACCCAAGGAACAGTCTTATCGATGTAAACAACATTGGTCGCAGTTCCGTTCCCCTCACCGATTTGATCGTAAGGCACATCATTGTCAAAGTCGCTGTGACACCAAAACTCCAGGCCGACAGTGTTGCTCGCGGCTCCGATCTTGGTGAAGTCAGTGGTCCCAACTGTTTTTATTTTGTAGTGAAGACCAGCCACAAAGCTGCCAGAAGATACCGTTGCGCCATCAACTACCTGAGTGTGACGAACTTCGTAATGCGAAAGAGCTTGGCTTTCAGATGTCTCCCAATAAAGCTGAGTTGAAGATATGTCATTAACGCTGACAAATCCCTCAGTCGGAGCAGCTATAGTTGAGTCAGAAAAAGGAACCTCAAATGCAGGATGGATAACAGGAGAGCCGCGAAAGCCCAGCTTTGTTATCGGAGTGATTTTGATATTATAAGATCCACCGGAGATATTCTGAACTCTGATTGTTGGCGGCGGACCTGTAAACACATTTTCATAGTCAGTTTTGACTATAAGGTCAGAGTAAAGGTAACGAGAGAAAAGCTCAGGTCTCTCAAGCATGTAGGTGTGCATCTCACCAATGCGGGTAAGTTTGGTGCTATCACTCAATGCACCGTAGTAATATTCAGCATAATCATCAATGTCATCAATATCCACATCGCCGTCGTTGTCGATGTCGCCAATCTTTCGGCCATTAATGGTCTGACTGCTGAAAAGATCATCAGCGCCAGCCAATCCCTCGATTACAAGCTCACGGTTAATCAGCCCTATGGGCGACAAAGCATTGGTATTATCTGTCGCCCTTTGCAGCTGAACCTCCAAACTCTCAATGCGTCCCAAATTGCTAGATGAAACATCGATAACAAGATCGCGCTGAAACTTCTCACCGAAGGAAATATTTTCCAAAGTCGGCGAAAATCCAAACCCAACATCATCATAAAATTTAGGCAAGATTGTGTTGTTAGTTGCGATTGATGTCTCTTCCGAATCCCAAGAGAATGCAGTCTGACTTGTTTCCTGTAATGACATAGACACTCGCATATCGCCAGCATCGCTGTTGGCAGCAAGAGACCACGAAACAACTTCAAACTCTTTGTTTGACCATCCGTATCTGTCAACGGTCAATCGCACGATGTCACCAACCTCAACCTCAAACGCAGACATTCCGAACTCAGCGGAAAATGCTATCTGCTCTCGGCTTCTAAATAAGGTCTGCTTGGCTAGTCGTTGAGCCATTGATGAGGATGTAGTGAAGGGAAGATCAAGGTCTAAAATGTTCTCAACGCCACCGTCCTCAAACAGGAAGGTGCCAGTGCTTTTTATTTGAGGATAGTCTGAGCTGATCCAGTCTTGCTCGGCATCAATAAATGTACCTTGAACAGAATTGAAATTGTCTCTTGCGCTGGTTCTAGTCTTAACATTAATTTCACTCCTAATGTCATCAAGAGTAAAGTCTTTGACAGGCGAGGTGTAAGCTCCAACTTTAATTTTCCATTTGCCTGAACCCCAGAAAATTGTTCCAGCACAGGATGTTAGCATTCTGCTCAGATTGTCTGCCGGCGTACTTTCTGCCGACAAAACACCGTGACACTCATATCTATTCTCAGTCCCGCCACCCGAAAGCGCAACCTGCTCATCACATATATTGGCCGCTGCTTGGAGCATTGTGTCGTCAATTCTATCATAAGACGAATCTCCAAGCCCATAATCAGCACGAATGTAATCAGCAACGCACAAAGCTGGATTTGCGCTGTATGTCCACGTTGAACTATCGGTTGCGCTCTGCGCAGGATCTCTAGGGTCGTAAACCTTTTTTCCACGCACAACGGCAGTAATGCTTGGCATTCCTGAAGCAAATTTGTTTTGGTCGTAATACATATCAACGTATAAGTACGCTATTTTTTCTCCAGTGCCATAAGTCGTTGGATCACCTGTTATATATTCAAAATTTGGTGGAGATGTCTGGCTTCCATCGTATTTCAAAACTCTGATAGAACCTGTCCAAGGCTCACTCTGCACAATTCCTTGCACAATAAGCGAAGGATCATCATCAATAAGAGTAACAATTTCATCATTTATATAAATATCAGAAATATCAGCAACTTCATGTCCCGCAATCGCAATTACCACATGAAGCCTTGAATTATTAGTTCCAGATGTAGACATGCTCACAATCGTGCCACCCTTGCGAACTTCGCCGTAAATGTATTGTTGAGGCTGAATGGCCTCTCTTGAAGTCAGGAGCCTTCCAGTAGAGCTGTTCAAATTGCCGAAATCTGGTTTTGGCATGAGTGCGCTGACAGCGTAGCTGGTCGCAACACTTATAGCTATTGTACCGACAATATATGCGCCAGTTGTGCCGAGAAAAGTAGTTGTGGCTAAGGTTGCACCAGCAGAACCGAATGAGCTAAGTATAGCGGTGCCAACATATTCGGCTCGAGGCACGCGATCCCAACTATTCCAGCTATTCCTGGTAATGCTGCCAAGTTTATACATCATGGCTTAATCCACGCACTGCTAACTCTATCTACTGGCAAATAAAGAAGACCCCTTCTGGTGAGAAAGGCGGCCTTTGTGCCAGTGCTTATGCCAAATGCCTGACCCAACAAAAAACGTCGAGACAACTTTGCAGTTACCAAGGCCCCGCGCGGTGCAATATAATCAATCTTTGTCAACTTTGATGAAACGCCTTCCTCAAGGGTTTCAAATCCAAACTCAGACTGAAGCTCGTCGTTTGCAATATGCTCCTTACCCCTCATATAGCGGCCCAGCCAGTCATCGCACCAACCTTCGCCGTACATCGCATGAAAAGCGCCATTCGTGAAAGTCAAACAATCGTTAGACCCCCAAACGAAATCTGTCTTACGTTTGCCTTCAAGATATTCGTTCAATGCTTCTATATTCACGACGCCCTTCCCCAGACAATCTGCATGTCTTGAATTTTTGACACATTATCAAAAAATGTGTCGGCTGGATACCTGGACTTGTGGTTTTCTGAAGTATATCGACGAACATTTGCGCGATCCAACTTAATCAATCGACTTGTGACCGAAAGCTGTATGACACTCGAATCAGAGCTGTCCTGGATATCCATCGTGTCCATCTCGCCACTGAACACCTCTGACGTAGCATAATACAAGTCACCAGCATCTGTATCGCCAGGACCATCATTCCACTCAGACGTATCAACCCAGACTCCAGTGTCGTCCCAAGAGCCAAACTGCAATATCCAGTCGCTTGATGCGATACCAAAATAAATCTTGCATTCACGCCGCTGATAAGGCTCCCGAAGCGCCATAGAGATAATATCAGAAGGGATGCCGCTGAATGTAAGTGTGGCACTCTGTGCGCTGAGATCACTGACCTCAGTAAGGCCGCTAATTCCCATTAACTGTCCCGCACCAGTATAAACCTTTGAAACAGTCCCCGCTCCCGTGCCGCGATCAGTTGCGTAGAATACCTCTCCGGCAGTGTTGCTGGCGGCTCCGATTAAAGTGAAGTCAGTGTCTCCAACTGATGTGACGATATACTCATCACCAATACCTATCGTGTCTACGTTGACAGGTGCGCCAATGGCGCGCTTTCCGTATCCCGTCCAAAACCGCAAAGTGTGATTGTCTAAGATAATCTCAACCGCGTTAAATATCTCAACGGTGTCTTTCAATAGTGCGGATGTAATTTCTGGATTATTACGCGGCATCAGATCGCCTCCATTGCACCAAAAGTTATTCCATAGATGCTGGCCTCGTTGACTGACCATGCCTGCTCGTTCGATGATAAACGAAACAAGCCCTTGGCGCTAGATGTAACCACTGAAGAATTGTCAGATGGAGCATTCCTGACGCTTGGCCAAATCTCAAGAGTTGTTTCACCACTAGAGTTTGAATTTACGTCCTCCAACACTTTGTGCAAAGAAGCTGACGCACCCGATCCAAATTGAACATAATCTCCAGCCTTGAGCCATCCAGTTTGGCTGGGAAGGCAACCATCAATGTTAATAAGATTGCCAGTTTGCGCAGCACCATTGACAAGTGGCGAACCACCAGCGGACCCGCGAGGAGTAACCCCTGAAGGATCATTTAGCAAAAACGTGCCGAATTGACCCCGCAGCGCAATTAACCAAGAAATCCAAACTTCAGCGGCATCACGCTTCATGGGCGGTAAAGTTATGTCTGCCTGCCATGCTTGTCCAGAATAAGCATGTGCCTGACCAGAAAACGTGAATGGTGATCTACTATATGCCACAGCATTGATGGCCCTCAATTCAATCTGAGCCACACCTGTAACGGTTGGCAGCGCAAGAGGATAAATAATAGCCATTACGAGAACGCCTTTCCATATGATCCGCCACGACGTTTTGCATCAACAACCGCAGCTTTCGCCGCGTTGGCGATCTGCGGCATAAGCGTCCTAATCTCTGTGCGTACAGTTTGTTGTACACCAGTGGAAACATTAATTGTTTGATTGACAACAACCTGGCCACCGCCTGAGCCTTTGGTGTGATCTGTAACAGTCTCTCTTGGGTGCAGCATGGCCATAAAGCCACCTTTGCCGTCCAAGCCGCCTGCGCGTGGTCCGTTGCCAGTGTAGCCGCCGCCTGCGAAGGTTCTCGCCTGTGGGCGGACGTTGCCAGTTCCAAGCGGCATGGACGGACCAGAGACTTGGTTGGCGTTGAAATATCCGCCAATAGCACTGGTGATAAAGCCAGTGATCTGCTTGACAACGAAGATCCGATAAAGCTCTTTGATGATCTCAGCAGCCATAGATCGGAATGCGCTTTTGACTGATTCGGTCCCGTCAACCATTGACATGAAGCCATTTTCAAACGACGCAGAAACGGCATTTTGAACGCTTTGCAATCGAATCAACTCTGGGGACAAGTCGTTATTAATAGTCTTGGATAGCTTCTTGAATCCAGAGCTTGCAGAATCTCCAGATTTACCCACATTTTCAGCTTCCTCAGATATTTGAAACATTTTGACTCGCATGGCATCATACCTTGGGTCGCGCGGATCGAAAATGATTTCATTTTTCTGCCGGACCTGGCCCATAATGTTAGCAATTTTATTTACATTCTTGCTTAGTTTCTCGCCCGAATCATTCGCATTATCTATCCCCATTTGAAGGCGTGCAAATTCAGCTATTACAGGATCAAATCTTGCGTCCCTGACATCAAAAACCCAATCTTCAAACTTCCTGCCCTTTTTGTTGGCCTTCGCAACAGCGAGAGCCACTCTATCAACACCTTTAGTTAGTTTATCAGATTTCGATGAAGCGTCATCTATTGCGAGAGAAACCCTAGCAAATTCTGCCACGATAGGATCGTAATTGGGCGCTCTTGGATCAAATATAACATCCTTGAACCTTTCCGCCGCAGTTATTGGACCTTCAAGAGATTTCTCAAATGCCCTGCTAACTAAGAGTTGCTTTTCTATAGATTCAAGCAAATTCTCCCTTGCTTTTATCTCGATCCCAATAAGTCTTGACGTGTTATTTCGACCCTTTTGCCCTTTTTGCTCTTCCAGCCTCGCTCGGCGCTGTGCAATTTCTGTACGCACCGCATTTGCTGCACGTTGCAGCTCTAATTGCTCAACAGTCTTTAAGCCCGAAGCCAGAAGGGCCAACTCCTCACGATAACCCTTCGTCTGCTTTTTCGACGAGGAAAGCGCATCTTTTCCCTTATCTAGGGCTGTAGTAAAATCAAGAAAATTCCCGCCAGCCTTTTGAATGGCCACGCCAAAGGCCGCAAATATTGCGACCCCTGCACCGAGAATAGCACCAAACGGGCCAAAGATTTGCAATAGCTGTGGAGCCTGCTGGCCAAACGCCTGCATCTTTGAAGTACCGTTGGCGACCTGAACCGCAAAGTCGCCCACCTGATAACCTGTTTGCTGCAAACCGCCCATAGCAAACTTACGCAAGTTCACATTTCCAGCAGTTACACTCTTATTGAAATTGCCCATTTTAGATTGAGCATTCTGCACTGATTCACCAACGCGCTGGGTGGACTTAGATACTTGGTCTAAGCCCTTAACTGCCGCATTGGTCTGGGCGGCGATAATAATGTTGATCTTTTCACTCATTTTTATCCCGCTCCTCAATCAGCGCAAAGTATGCGATCCACTCATTATACTCCGAAAGGCTGATTTCCTCAATCTCTGAGATGGTCTTGCCTAATCTAAGCGCCAACCCAAGAAGGTTGAACCTGAATGGATCGCCCCTTAGTTTTTTAGATGGTCCTCTGTGCTATCAGTGTCAAAGATAGAACCAAAGACTTTCGCAATCACGCTGACAGGCTCACCAAGAAGGATTGCCTTATCTTCCAATGTGAATGCTTTTTCGCCAGCTTCATCCTCACATTTGACAATAATCATTTCGACCATTGCGCTCATGCTGGGTTCAGCCAGAAAGTTAGGGTATTTGCGCTGGACCTTCTCAATGTCTCTTGCGGAGACCTCGGTGAAGTAAAGGCGAAGCGGATTGTCCGCCTCGCCCCACTCCTCAACGTCAGAGAAACCACGCTGCTGTTCCGCTCGCTTCGCCGCGATACGTTTTGCTAGGGTCATGTTTTACACCGTTGTTTGTGTTAATGCACCATTACCCTGCACTGAAATTGACATCTCCACAAGCCCATCAAATGATGAACTAACTGAACGACCAGTTACGATGGCCGAACCAGAAAGATAAGTATCTCCGGCTGTATCGCCTTCAGGGTAAAGGTTCAGAGTTACCTCTGCACCGATTGTGAGACCGCCCTGACCCGCTGTGTCAGATTCGTCCCAGAATACATCAACAGAACCAGAAAAGCTGGTCAGTGATGGTTTGTACGTCCGAGCGGAATCGCCCATGGATGTATCTTCAAGTGTGTCCGCAGTTTCCTCAATTGAGAAAGAACGGATTTCTGCAATCGCGTCGGAACCGACCTTTACGGTGCCTTCGCTACCAGCGTGCGTAGCCATGGTGAATCTCCTATCTGGCCGTTTCCACATCATCAATGTCGGTGGAATACTCGACACTGAAGTTTAATCTGGCGACACCAACAGGCTGTTCGGCCTCCCCAGAGAAATCTATTTCAGTACCCGAAAGCACTGTATTCTTCGAAAGACCATTCAGAGAGTAATCCCCGGCGATGGCCTCTTCAACCTGAACGCAAATTGCGTCAAGATCGTTGTCCAAATTGGCCGTTGCCAACGCGTAAACGTCAACATTGACCGTCAGCGTTCTCATAAGCGTTTTCCGGCCCAAAGTCATCAGGCCGGACTGCTCTGCGCCCGCATAAACAGTTATAGCAGGTAATTTAGCCCCTGTCAGTGGGTACACACGGCTATTATATACGCGAGATGAAACCAATGCGACGCCGCTTGTCAGCAGCGTTGCCATTTGGCTTCTGATTTGCTGGCGGACATGGGCCATTATGATTTTTCCAATTGCACTACGGTTACACCAGTTCCATCATGTATCCATGCGCGAACCACATATGTTACGCCCGATATTACCATAACCTCACCCTCACCGATAGACGGCAAGTCAGAGGTTCTGCATGTCAAGCGAGGCTGCTCTTGGTGAACAGTGATGAAACCGCCGTTATCAACAGGGATCGTCTCGTTATCAAAGATAGCATTGATGGTGCCGCCGCTATATGTGACAGCAGTAGCAAAATCATCAACGTCCATGATTGCAGCAAGATCACTTGTCAGAGGCAGCGCCATCTTTGTCTTCCTTTGGTTCTACATAGATTTCGGCGTAACCTCGCGAAATTAGCTTACTTGCCACTGAAGGTGATACGTCATGGCTTGTGCCAGTCTTGTGACTCTTCCCGCCCCAAGCGGCCTTCTTCAGCAAAGAGATCATCATTTCTTTGATCTCCGGGTGACCTTTTTAGCAGGTTTGCTCTTTGGCAGAGCAACGGAGCGGTCCTCAACTTCCTTCGCAGGCTGCGGAGCATCAACATACTCAACGCGGCCCATGGCGGTCAGGGAGCGAGCATTATCATCAGATAAATTCAAAATGTCACCCGCATTGCAGCGAGAGTTATCAATTACACAAGATTTCAAGACTAGATATGGCATAGAAAACTCCTAATAAGTTGGTGGGGACCGAAGCCCCCACCAGCTATATTATGCGCCGTCGTTGTTAAACGCAAACGATACAGCGTGACGTACAGCCACATCGCATGTTTGCAGTGCAACGATGCGTACAGTGCCGCTTGTGCTGCTGGTGTATGGATCAACAACAATGTCCAAGCCGCCGTACATGCCGATCAGCAAGTCAGCAAAGTTGCCGAAGTACAGATCGCCTGCTGTGACTTGGTTGGACACGATGGTGTTGTAACCATTCATGTTGCCGTCTGGGCCAACTACGAACTGGCCTGAACCAGCGTCTTTTGCAGTTGTTTTCAGAGCGCCATACATGCCTGCTGGGGCGATGTATGCCAAGTTGCCGGACAAAGCATTGTCTTCTGCAACCGCAGTTTCCATCGCAACAACTTCTGCGAAGGTTGGGTTTGCAGCAGCAAAGTTGGTTGGAGCGTTGATGCCAGATGTGTTTTTCACACCTGTTGGCTGACCAGACGAACCCGAGCCTGCCAACGCGCCCAAGTCAATTGCGAGAGCAATCGCTGTGGACAAGTCGTTACGCACAAGAGCTTCAATGTCCAGGCTGGACTGCATCATCATCAAACGTGTGATGTCTGTGAACGCGCCGAGTGTCTTTGGCGCCATTGTGACTTGGCCCAAAGTTGGCTCGCTCTCAGAAGCAGCGCCACCTTCAGTGGAGATCCAAGAAGCAGACGATGCCGCAGTTTTCTTTGGGATCTTCACGTTGCCGGACAAACCAGACAACATTGTAGCGCCAGCCTGCATAACCGAAGATTGGTTGCGCAGAACGTCAATGAAAGAACCGCCACGGAAGTCATCTGCAATTACAGCAGCGTCATCTGTGGTGTTCAGGTCACGAACAGCCCATGAACGAAGGACTTCATTCGGGATCATGATGCCTTGGGCTTCGCGGCCATAGGCTTCAGAAGCTGCGGCAGATGCCTCAAGTTCGAAAGCGGCAGCTTGCTGTGCAGCACGATCAGTTGGGTTTGCGTGAGCGCGGATCGCTTTCAGCAAAGAGAACTGGCGAACTTCTTTCGGTGCAAGACCGATTTCAGTGTTGTCCAGCGGCTTGTTGCCGATTACGTTCAAAAGCTCGCCACGGAACTCGGCCAATGTGCGGCCTTCTGCAACGGCTTTTTCAGCCATATCACGCTGCTGGTGCTTGCCACCAAGAGCATAGATTTCGGCATGGTCTTTTGCGGCGGCGCGAACAGCTTCGGCCTTCACCGCTTCAATGTCAATATCGGACATAGTAGCCTCCTTTTGAGGGGTTGGGTTAGGTGTACGGTGTTGAAGGTCGTCATCTGCGCTCCGGCCAACGCCGACTGTCCTGTCAGCGGGGATAGATACAACAGAAACTTCCATTGGAAGCCAATCGACAGCCCGGTAGCTACCCTTGCCATCTTGTTCCAATTTGTTGACTTGATAGCCAACTGAGATGTTGCTGCGAATACCGTCAGAAACATCATCAAACACATCTTTGGCAAGTCCGTTCTTTCCAAAACGAACCGTCGCACGCAATCTACGCGCCGAGCCATCCAATGTGACTGATTCCACAACGCCAATCTGCTGGCGAGGATCGTGGTCCAGCAGCAAAGGGGCGCGACCACTATTCAAGAACGACAGGTCAATGCTGCGCTCAGAGTGATCTAAAACTTCATTTCCATAGCCGCGCTCGACTGGCTCCTCAGAGGAAACAGCAATCTTAACGCGACGGGCATCAACGTCGATGACATCGGCGCCACCATCCATAGCACGGGTTTCCATGCTCTCACGGTTGAAACGCTCTTCGATCTCAGGCGCGGAACGCTCGGACGTTTTGGTCAATGTGCTAAAGCGATGACCTACCATTGTGCCGGAAGCCTCGTAGCCATCTTCACCTTCGCGGTAGACCTCGATCAGAGCGGCTGGATTTTCCTCATCACCGTTAATGGTAAAGTCAGAGTCAGGCACATCAATCTGGCCATCACGCTCAATACGCTTAACTTGACCGTAAGCAGAGCCGCCGGAGCTGTCCCACTCAACATAATCGCCAACACTCAAGCCATCAGGCTCGGCTCGCACTTCAACTTCATCAACCATAACTTCGCCCTCGGTATTTTCAGGCATTATATCAGAATTTCCGACATTTTCCATAGAGCGTTCCTTTTCCATTCTATCAGCTAATTTGCGCGACCAACTGAAGCCAGCATCGCCGCCCCAGAGCGCCCAGGCTATGCGCCCGTTTGATGGATAGCCATCCTCGCCAGGACGGAACCCCTCGGCCTTCTTATCAACCTCATGTCGGCTGAAAAAAGAATACATCCGCTTAACCGTATCGTCAGACAAGTTCTTGCCGTTGGAAATATCACGCGCTCGCGCAATCCCAACCTCAGTACCGCCACGGCCATATTCGCTGCGCCAGTCCAAGCCCTTCTTCGCCTCAGATACCATTCCGCTGGTTGGTTTATTCGTCATTGACTTCAACCTCCGCTGGAACTGGCTGCTTATCGCCAAACGGCTCATAAGCCATATTCAAGTTGAAAGCATCAGCCATCTCTTTGTCACGCTGTATCTGGGCAAACGTCTCTTCAGCATCACGGCCATAGTTGGCAGCGATATCAGTGTGACTCAAGATGCCGTTCTGCAAGCCGACAACTGCCGCATTGATCTCTTTCAGAGGGTCAACCCACTGGAAGCCTCTCGCGCGCCAAGATATGCCTGCACTGAACTTGGACACCTTATTGGTGCCTGAGATCGGAATAACGCCAAAGCCCATAACATGCTCGAGCCATTCGCGGAACAGAGGATCAATGAAGTGGTCGATCATAAACCGATGTAATGTGCGGTAGAAATCACGCTCCTCAAGCGCACCCTGGCGGATTGACGAATATGACGTACCCTCCAGGTCATTGGCCAGTGACGTGTAACTGATACCCAAACCGCCCGCGATACCGCGCAAGACAGCCTTCTCAAAGTCAGCAAAAGCTGAATTAGGGTGAGTGGGATCAAACGCAGTGAAATCAACGCCAGCCGGAAGCTGGTGGAACGTACCCGCCTCTGCATCATAGATCGGCGTCACATCATCCTCATAGCCGTCAGCCGTAAAGCCGTCGCCCGCAGGGGACGTAAAGAAGCCCATCTTCGCAGCGCCGACACGGGCAGCGACCAATTCAGCCTCACGATAACCGTGGAGCATCTTGAGAGAAGCTATAGCGGAAACTGACCAAGGCACCCCTCGTGTCTGATCCGCACGATCTGGACGGTAAATGTGCATCATCTTCTCAGCAGGAATGCGAGTGCGCTTCTTACCGTTAGCCAGTGTAGTGTAATCGTAATCGCCAGGGTGGGCCGTCAAAACATGATAAGCCACAGGGCGACGGGTTGATTCATCAATCTCAATGCCCATGCGGATCGGATTGCCGCCACGAACTCGCTCGTTATGATCCTCGTCAATCATGTCAGGCTCAATGAGCTGCAAGGCATACCCCTGACGCAAATAATTCGCGCGAACCTTCATTAGGAACACTTCGCCATCACGAGCAACGCCAGTTATAACGTGATTGAGCAAGTCAATCATTGACATCTGGCCGTCAACCGTAGGACCACCATAACGGCAGAACTCAGCCCAAGCATTCTCAACAATGTTGTTGCCGCCCATGTCCATCCCGCCGTCAGGGTTGCGAGCCTTCATCTGTAGTCGTATCCCGGCCTCACCGACCACATTGGTCCGTAAAAGCTGCAAATACCTACGCATGTATTCGTTGTTGCGCTCAAGATCACGGGAGCGGTTCCGCAAGTCACGCAAAACAGGATATATTTCACTGTCAGCACTACGATTGCTTGCGTTGAAGTCAGCGAAAAGCCGCCCTTTGCTGGCGGCTGCATAGTTTCTGCGGTTTTGCGGCTTCTTAGACCGACTGAAGATGTCCAAAATGCCCATTAGCTAAATCTAACCTTTACAGTTGTGCCGCTGGCTTTGCCGCTCTCTATTCTCAGCTTCCGACGATAAGCCAAGACCTCCTGACGATACCTGTCTCGCGCGACCATAAGCTCATCAAAAGTCATCTTTGTGAGAGA